TTCTGCTTTCTTTGGTGGATTCTTAGCCGCTTTATTTCCATCATCGTCTTCTGGCGCAACACCAAACGCAGCAGATAAAGAATATCTGCGAGCGTAAGTGAGAGCGGACCCATAACCCTGCGCATCCTGTTTACTAACTGGTACAGATACAGCGCCGCAAGATAACCATTCGCCGCTTTCATGAAGAATGACGGTTTCCACTTTGGCCGCATTCTCGCAATCATGGCAAACTTGGATGAAACTCAAACCAAATTGCTCTATCGCCGGTTTGATCGCATCGACTACGTTCCCCAGATCCGCATACTTCGAACGAAAATGCGGGTTCGTTTTGTCTTTCTCTGCTTTCTCTATCTGCGCCTGCGCCTTCGTTAGCGCGCTCGCTAACGCCTTGATCGATTCCGTGCTCTGCATCTTCTATCTCCTGCCGTTGTCCAACTTGCGCATACCATTGACCGTGACTCATGCGGCAAGTCGTAGTGTCCTAGTGTTTTCCAAAATAGATGGATCAAACGGATCGTCCAATCCGTAGCCGTTTTCTAATAACATCACGGCAATATGTAGCTGGCCTGCGCCTAAAATCTTAGCGGTAGCGCCAAAGTTTTTAAGGTTACTTTCTGCGGTTTGTAGGGCTTCAAAGATAGTCATTAATATCTCCTTATAAATACGGGTTTAAATACTTGGTGTGGCCGCTTTCGCCATGCTCAACAAAGTGAGCAGCGGCATGATAGGCAATCTCATTGGCATAGCGCTTAGCAATAACTCCAGCTTCTGTAGGATCGATTACAGCGGTTTGCAGAATCTCGCCTAACACTAGCCCTTGTGCATCCCATTCAAAGCCGTAGACCAGCTTGGCAAAGTCACCACGATTCATAAATTGTCGCAGCAAGAAGTCATGCAATAGATCGGGATCACGCTTGATTTCTTCCCACTTCATTTCGAACATATCCATTATTCCTCCCACCGAACCATGTCATACAAAATAGAGGGCTTAGTTTCTTGCTCCCGGCGCTTTATGGCGCCGTAGACCCGAACGACATCTATAACCAGCCCAACAATTAAACAAATAGCGATGGCAATTACGGTAAACAACAAAATGTAAAGATCAATCATCACGCGGCTTTTTCTTGTTTAATCATTTCTTTGTAACGTTCCCAGTCAATTCTCATAGCGCTATTGCGGTATTCAAAGTTGGGATCAAGTATTTTTGCTTTCTGTTTAGGCCTAACCGGCTCACCTGTTTCTATAAACTTTTTGCGTTCTTCCTGGTAATAGTCGACATGTGCTTGCAGCTTGTAACCGTCTAAGTGATAGTCCATGACTTCTCCTATTTAACGAGTTTAAGATTGCCGTTTTCGATTAATTGCAAATGCTTATAAGCTTGGTGAATGCCGAACTTGGCATAAAACAGGTGCACCTCTTCTTTTTCCTTTTTTTGAAGCTCGTCTATTTTGGCCTGGCGGGTTTCTAATTCGCCTTCAAGCTCAATTAACGTTTTCACCATCTCAGCTAGGTTCATATTGGCCTCTTATGCTTGTGGCTTGACTAGCCCTGGGTAATTTTCAATAACCACTGGGGCGCCAGTGCGTAGTGAAATTATTTGCAGCTTCAATCGGCAAGCTAAATCGCTGTCCTCATGGATTTTGCTTAGCTCGTCTTTAATGACTTTTTCGTTCATGGGCAAACTACGTAATAGGTTAGTGTGGCGCTCGATAGCGCGGTCTTTAGCTTCATATAAACGGACCTCTAAGTCGTCCGCCATTGCATTTGCGTAAGCTCGGTTCATAGGCCCTCTGGTTAAATTGTTATATGCAAAAATTCTTGCCCAAGCCATTTAGGCAAACTCCCCTTGGGCTGGGAGCAATGACCGGGAAGTGAGCCCCGCCTGCCTTATTTCCTATATTCTTGCCGTTTCAAATCCGGCTAATTCAGCCTGTCCGTTTGTGGGACTAACGTCTGCCTGTGGCTTTTGGGCTCTGCGGCTTCGCGGCTGTGTTACGACGCTGATTTAGCGTATGGGTGAATAATATCAACATTTGTTGACCTTTGTCAACTATTGTTTATTATACGACGTAAAACTTGTATATTGAAATAGTGTTGCTAAATGGGTGGGGCTGCTGGTATTGGTGTGGGGATGTTACGGAGGATTGCTTGGTGAGGAACGTGCTACACTATTTTAATGTCGAAGCTAGACAAAATTAAAGAACAGCTTGGCTGGCTAAAAATCGCCTTTGGAATTGCTGCGGCAGTTAATATTTCTTTAGTGGGATGGATTTCCCAGAACTTTGATACGGCGCCTCGTGAAAACATTGGGACGGCCATTGCTGGTGTAGTGATCTTTACTCTAGCTATAATATTTATTAATCAGTCTGCTATTCAGCGCATTAACCAATTGGAGGAACTATAATGACTTGGGCACCCATTTTAGCATTAGGAATAATGACGGCTGGCTTTGTTATTGTTATGTATGAGATCCATAAAAATAATCGAGATTAAAAAGGCTAAAAGCAATACATACTGAATTAGCTTAATTAGCGCGCAAAACCACTATTTAACCTAGGGTCGTACCCACTTTCTCTATTTGTAAACGGAGCTTGGTAATTTGGTGCTACATATCCTGTTTGTCCAGTATGTGGATTTATATTGCCATGTGTAGAATAGTTATCTAAGGTTGTATTGTTAGGCGATGACCTAAAGTGTGGCGCAACGTACACACCGTCTTTACGTAAATAGCCTTGTACAAATTGATCAGCAAATGCGCTTATGCTGATTGAAGCCAATAAAACATATAGTAATTTACTCATGATATCCCTCCTGAGTTAATGCGCTAATCTCAAATGGTTGTTATCGTTCAAACGGCGGTGTTTTGCGGATTCTAAGGTCGTTCTTTTGATGCCCTTCAATGCATTTTTAACAAGAGCCATTATTCCTTCAAACTGATCTTCTGGCAGCAAGGTTAAATTCTTAGCCACTTCCAAAACTTTTGGGTCAATATTGCTATTGTCTCCACCTATCATCGAACCTCTTCCGGTAGTTAGCCATTCCACGTTTATTCTTAAAGCTTCGGCAAACTGAGCAGAATAGCGAGACGTTGGGCTATCTCGATCCTCAAGATTTTTAACTGCTGTTTGACTTAGCGTTTTACCAGGTGCTGTTTTGACCTGTTTTGCTAGCCAACCGCGCGTTTTTTCTCGATATTCTCTGGCTTCTTTCAATCTTTTGCCTAAGGCCATGTGACAATTCCGTTAACTAGTGTTGACATAAATACACTATTGTTGGTATAAAGAGCAATGCGCAACGTTCCTAAAATCAATTCATTTCTGCCTGACGTTATCCACATAGTGGGCAGTCAGGCCGAACTAGCTCGGCGTCTGTCTGAACTAACAAAACACCCATATACTAGTCAGCATGTCTGGAATTGGCTTAATCGAGATAAGGTAATCCCTGCTCAAGTGGTCATTCCCATTGAACGCATCACTAACCGTCAATTAACCCGATACGATATGCGACCGGATCTGTATCCACGGGAAGCGGCCTAAATCAATGCGCGTATTGGTAAATTGACTAATAGGGACTAAATATCGCAAATTTAACCCCCCTTCCCTACTAGATATCCTGATCTGCGCCCTCTTCTTTAGCGGGGTACTGATCATCAAAAAGAGCAGGGAAGTGGTTTTCCAAATGTACATAGTTTGTATGGCTAAAGCAAGCAAATTCATAATACCTATTATACGAATAAGCCATACAAATCAATAAGTTAAACAGTTGGTTAGCTGCTTAAGCTAATTACGCTTAAAGTAACAAAGATATATTGTTTGTTACTAACTTAAAGTGATTTCTATGGCCCCAAAAAGCAATAAGTGCTCTTTTAGTATCCCTCTTCTTTTGGCATGGTTTGCAATAAAGTCTCGCCGGCGGCAAGCAGCGCCTGCAACGCGTCCTCCAGCTCCTGATGCCCCAGCTTACTTACTATCTGCCGCACCTGATCATTCTCTAATTTCATTGCTTCATACGGGTGCGGATATTCCAGAAACTGTCGGGCGTCACGAACTACGACAAAATGTTCTAGAGCGCTAATGCGAGCTTCTAATTCTTCCTTTGACATAACCTGCCTCCTCGCTGCCCATTTGGGGCAGTTTTTAAAGCGCGGCTTTCACAGGGGCTGCGCTTATTTTTTACTCAAATGCAGCATAACAAGCCTTTGGGCTGAAGTTAAGTGAAGCCAATTGAAAACTGTTGAACAGAGAGAATTTATGAGTATAGAACAGCTAATTATTGAGCGATCCAAGCAGGTTAAGCAGGAAACCATTGCCCGGGCTCTGAACAAAGAAGCCAGCACGGTAAGCAAGATGCTATCCAGCCAAACTTCTTTAAGAATCGAGGAGTTAGATGCGTTATTCGAGGTGCTGGGGCTGGTTGTTTACGAAAAAGAAACCGAGGTGGTACACCTTACGGTAGATGAGTGGAGAGCGCTTAAAGTGTTTTCCAAAAAAGGTCTAGAGGTTTGGTAGATTTTTAACTAATCAGTCAGGGATAAAAAATGGCTCGTGCTAGGAATATTAAGCCAGGATTCTTTAAGAACTATGAGCTGGCTGATGCTGGACCATTGTCACAATTGCTATTTGCTGGTTTGTGGTGCCTTGCAGATAAAGAAGGTCGACTAGAAGATAAGCCTCGAAAAATCAAGGCAGAAATATTTCCTTATTACGATTGTGATATTAACGGTGAATTAACCGTGCTTGAACGGTTAGGGTTCGTTAAAAGGTACGTGAGTAACGGAATAGCAGTCATACAAGTGCAGAATTTCAAAAAACATCAGTCACCGCACCATACTGAAAAACCCTCTACCCTTCCCGCTTATGATTCTGTAAGTAGTTGTTCTGTAAGAGCTCCTGTGATTAACTGTGAAATAACGGTGAACTCACGAAACGAAGACGGTGGAAATCCCCCTGATTTACTGATTCCTGATTCACTGATTCATACACTCCCTAGCGGGAGTGTAGACACGTTAGTGTCCACTAACATGGAAATTCCGACGTTTACCACGGCTCCGACGAACAATTCCCCTCCGCCTAACGGCGTCGGCATTCGCACTCGAAGGGTTGGAAAACCAAAACCCCTAAAAACCCCGCTGCCAGAAGACTTCGGAATCTCGGATCGTGTCAGGCGTTGGGCAGAGGAAAAGGGGCATATCCGCCTTGAGGAACACCTGGAAGCTTTCCTCTCGAAGGTCAAAGCTAACGGCTATCAAAAAATCGATTGGGATGAATTTTTCATGTGCGCTGTCCGTGAGAATTGGGCAAAACTTGGAAATAACGGCAATGGTGGAAATGGTGGAAAAAAACCTGAAATTTATCAATCACCTACGCGTGAAACGATGTGGTGGCATTCAGACGATGGCATTGAGAAAAAAGCTAAAGAACTTGGGTTATCCCGACTTACCGAGGAAAGCTGCTCGCAATTGAGAGCACGGATTTTTGACAGGCTAAAACACCCTGTGGAACAACACCATTGAACGCGGTTTTACATGGAGCGAAGAATGGCGGCTAATTTGCGAAGCCCGCTACGTGTGCAAATTACCATCACTCGCCGAAAGGCAGCTGTATTTGCAGCACGTCGAGGACGCGAGAGGGAAAGACCATACCGACAAGCTTCGAGCGGTAGTAAGAAAGGAATGGGATCAGAAGAGGAAGGTGGCCAATCATGAAGCCAGAAACTAAATATGAATGTACTTCTTGTTATGACATTCATGACGACGAATGGGAAGCTCAGGAATGCTGCCCACGTGAAGTAAATACTGTTTATGTGTGCGCTGAATGCGATGAAGTTTATCTCGATGTACAGGAAGCTAATGAGTGTTGTGCTTATGGCGAGGAAATAGAATTAGTTAGATCTAGCCCAATTGACCTAGAAAGAGCTGGACAACAGAGATTGTTCTAATGAAACGCACCGCCAAGATTGAGATGTACGTGGATAAAAAAGGTGAGTGGCGCTGGAGATTTGTCGCTAGAAACGGGCGAATTATTGCTGATTCTGGAGAAGGATATAAGCGCTATAGCGGAGCAAGAAAAAACTTTCTCAGCTTGGTTGGGCATATCTTAGATTGTGATGCTGAATTCAAATTTAATGAGCGAGCCACTTAAATTCTGCCAATGCCACAAAGATTTCGCGCCAGCCGAAGGCGGTAAAACCTTTGTGCGCAATAAGGTGGCATATCACGGCAAGCGCAGCCAGATACAAAACTTTAAGTTGTGGATGTGTGCTGCATGTATAGCGAAGCGGGAACGGATGAAAAGGAAAGCGGCATGATGATATTTAAGCGACAAGGTTTATTAGAGAAAATTCTGGAAGTTTGGCCCCCTTACAGAAAGAAAAACCAGGAAAAAACCCGGGCGGCGATTAAATGGCTAATGGAACATCCTGAAGCTCCATGCATTATTGGGACCACACTTATTAAAGACGGTTACGGAAATAAAGGAGGGAAGCGTGAGCCCATATAAACCAACCATGAATTTGCGATTTGTACATCGACCATATAGTGCGCTTGGCCCAAATAATAGCGGTTTTTCCCCAGATAGCGAATCATCGCACGCTAGATTTTTACAGCAACTGTGGGTTAGTGATGATCCTGACGAACCAGAACAATGGCGTGATGTACCGCTTTCTGCTGAATGAACGCAGTCTCCGCAACACGTAGGCAGTATCGCGAGCTCCCCGATGGAACGATAGAACTCAAACTACATATCGATCCGCCATTTAAAAAGCAGTTCCTAGAGCTCTTCGGCGAGATTGATATGCCGGTGGCGATAGCGCCACTTGATCCTAAAGCCGTGAATGCTGGTTTTTATCCGGAAAAACCGGATAAAACTACCACGATAGATAATGCGCAAAAAAGCGACGAAATCTATCGGTCTCTTGCGCAAAAGATGCATCGCGATGGCTACTTTAGGAATCCAAAACTATGGGCAGCAATGGAGCGGGCGGGTATTTATACGCAGGCGAAGCATAAGGCGTGGGTGGAACAAAGGCCTTGTTGCACTAGTAATCTGTCCAAATGTTTCGGCGATATTGTTGCGCACCATGTGACCAGCGCTGATTTACCTGCTTCTGGAAACCCTAATACACCACGTAAGGTGCCAGATTGGTATTGCGTACCACTATGTGCCATTAATCATCATCAGGATTGGGCGCATAACAAGGCCACGCGGGAAGAAAAAAAGCAATTGCAGATATTTGCTATTGATTTAACTGCTCAGCAAATGAAAACCAAGATGAGAGAACATCTAGGCATCGAGTCGCTAAGCGAGATTACGCAAGAAATGCTGGATCAGTTTGAACGAGAGATAGCGCTGTGATGAGTTCGCAGCTATGGGCGTTAGCAATGAATCCTTATTTAAGCGAAGAGCAATTTCTTGCTGCAACTGAAGAAGTTTTAAAAGCACAAGAAAGACGGTTCGAGTTAATGATCGAATCTATAAAGGATTTGCCGATAGACGATCAGCTTAAGTATATATCGCAGCGCATGTTCCTATTATTTATATGACTAAATACTGGGCCAAACCGCAATGACACCGGAAGACCGGAAAAAAGCCCTCGATGCCTTTAAGCCAAGGATTTTTGAGGCCAACTATCTTTCTACACCACTGCAACAGTTTGCATTTAGGTGTGAAAAGTGGCTTTGTAAGCTGGGCGTCCATACTTGCGGCCATTTTTCTTATGCCGAAGTTGGGGCAAAGATGATCCATGCTGGCTATTTTTGCCGATATTGCGGTGCCAAGCTGAGGTACGAGGCGGCGAGCAATAAAAACTATGTTATTCGAGCTGGTAGAACGGATAAAGAGCCGAAATGGGCTGCGTGAATAAATACCGCGCCAAACGTACCAAAGCCGATGGAATGATGTTTCATAGCCAACGTGAGGCCGAGCGCTGGCAACAGTTAAGGCTCCTGGAAAAAGCCGGGCTTATCTCGAATTTGCAGCGGCAGGTTTCCTATGAATGCTGGGTAAATGGCCAGCGGGTATGTAAGTGGATTGCCGATTTTGTTTATAACGATACTCACAAAGTAAAGATAGTAGAGGATAGCAAGGGACCAAAAACGCCTGAATATAAGCTAAAACGTAAGCTTATGAAGGCTTGTCACGGAATCGATATCCTTGAAACCTAAAAGGAAAGATATGTCAGCTCAACCGAAAGAATCCTATGAGATTCAAAAAGCCCGTGCAATGCTGCAAAATTGGGCGTACTGGGCTGCTAGCAGTCGAGAGAAGACCGGATATACCAGCAGCGTTATAAATCGCTTGTACACCCCTCCCCTGGGCTCTGTGTACGATCCAGACTATCGCGGGCGGGTTAATGTGGATGCACTAGAGGCGGCGCACACTAATGACTTGATTATGACACTGCCGCGAGAGCACCAACAGGCCATTTATATGCATTATTTGCGAGAAGGCACCTTAGATAAACTGATAAAACAGGGCCGGACAACGGGTATAGTGAACTCACGAACCAATTACTTTTACCGCTTAGATAAAGCTGAGCAGGCCTTTGCTTCTTTAATCACATAACTACTTGACATAATGGGACTAAACCACTATATTTAGTATAAATTGGTGTTAGTTGGCACCAGAGTTTGTGCAAAGCCCCTCTCCTGACAAGGTTTGGGGCTTTTTTATTTGGAGATTCATATGCCTTCAAAGTCTAAATCTCAAGCAAAGCTGATGGCTGCCTGCGCTAATGGCGCTGACTATAAGAACTGCCCACCTAAGAAAGTGGCGCAAGAATTCAACGCGGCAGATAAGCGCACAGGCATTCTGAAATCAAAGCCAAGAGGGAAAAACAAATGATCACAATGATTCTGCTGGTATTTGCTTTAGTACTGTTTACCGTTGCGGCAATCGGCTTATCTGCCGGAAGGATTAATTTAATCGCGGCTGGCTTGGCGTGCTGGGCACTGGCGCAGCTTCTTACTGGCATATGAACAAAAAGATTTCCATAGGTGATATCTTTCTTGGAAAGCTAAAGCCAAACCCGCCGCATAAATTACTTGATTGTGTGGTCGGGTGTGAAATAGAAGTTACTGCCTGGCCTGAAGACGGCGCGACATTCAAATCTATGGAAGGTGGATTCGGATTTACCGGGGAATGGAGATATAAGACCTATTTGCCCTCCCCTTGGCCCATGATTACGCTCAAGGCCGAGCACTTTGAATATTTAACTCCATTATCTATAGAGCTAGAAGTTTCACCCGGCTGCATACCCTCTTATGTGATGGTGGGAATAAGAAATCACGTTGTCGAGATTAGAGCGAGAGAAGCGATTGATAAAATCAAGGCGGCGCAAATTGAATGTGCTAAAAGCCGCGAAGAAAGAATGAAGAAAGACCTAGGCAAATATTTCCGCCCGGAAACTGATGGCTGGCAAAGGGCTATTGAGGTGGCCAATCTTAATCCGGGTGAAACGTTGCCGCCGGCAAGAAAGGTAGTTTAATGAATTGCGGTATTTGTGGCGAGGCTAAGCATACAGGCTCATGCATTCAGTTGCTTAAACGCTTGTTAGCTGATGCGAGAGAAGAGTTAACCGTTAGACAAGAGCAGTCTAACAATGAGTTAGTTAGACAAGAAAACTCTAACAGATTTAACAAGCGAGAGTATCAGCGTGAATATATGCGGACTTATAGAGCAAAAACTAAAATAGTTTTGGATAGTTAAATGGCAGCACCAAAAGGACATGAGCGCTACGGCGGCCGGCAAAAGGGAGCGATAAACAAGAATACTGCCGAGCTTAAAAATATGATCCTGCAAGCGCTAGATAAAGCGGGTGGCGTGGATTATTTAGAGCAGCAGGCAACGCTTAATCCTGCTTCTTTTATGACGCTGATCGGCAAGGTGTTACCGCTGCAAGTGCATGGGGACTCTGAGAATCCGCTGCAAATGAAAATTAGCCATGATTTTGGCAGCCGAGCGATTGATCTAATAAACAAGATTAGGAATCAGCAGTGAGCGAACGAGGATCATTTGTTACCGAGTATATTTACTGCGATAAATGTTTTAGTGCGCTAAAAAAGGCTTTGATCGAAGACGGCTATGGAGATCATGCTAGTGTTCTTTTAGGGCAAAGCGCTAAAGGAGAATTTGAGTTTCCTATAATTGCTGGAAAAGTAGATGGATTGTATTCGGGCGAAGAAATTCACGGTATGGAATATGTCATTGAAGAATATGTACAACCAAATATCTGCCATCCAGTTAGGATATGTGTGCTTGCTGATACTGGGGGCGAGCAAATATTTCATGTAAAGCCAAGTGGATCTCAGTCATGAAACACCTTGCTGATATGAATGAAACGGAACGCTCAGAGTATTTAAAGGCTTTTCGGGAAGAATATGCTAAGCGGCGGGCCGAAAGGATCCTTTTATTAGATGATGTCATAGCTAGGCTAACTAAATATCGCCACGAACTCGGCAATGTTGAAGTATATATTCAATACGAAGACTGTGATCGTAACGTTACTTTGGCGGTAGAGGAAATCGGCATTGGCTGGTTTGGTAGGTTTGTGGTTATTAGTTAATGGATCTCAGTGAAGGCGTTAGGCAGCTCACGCTTGAGCAAACAATAAGATTTTGGGATGCCATCGAGGAAGAATACGAAGATGAAGGCGCGCGTAATCTCTGTTTAGCTGATCGTTACTATTTACTCGTTAGAGTCTGTAAGCGTGAGGATGCGCTACATCCGTGGTTATATCAGCGCTGTAGAGAAGTGGAAGCCCAGCCCGATGATTACTTAGACTTGTGGGCGCGGGAGCATTACAAGTCAACCATCATTACTTATGCCGGGATCATTCAAGAGATCCTACGCAATCCTGAAGTAACCATCGGGATCTTTAGTCATACCAAGCCGATAGCAAAGAAGTTCTTCCGCCAGATTAAACAGGAATTTGAGGCGAATGAGCACTTAAAGGTGTTATTTCCTGATGTGCTCTACCAGCATCCGGCCAAGGATTCTCCAAGATGGTCGGAAGAGCACGGCATCGTTGTAAAGCGTAAGTCAAATCCAAAAGAGGCAACACTAGAAGCATGGGGGCTAGTCGATGGGCAACCAACGTCTGCTCACTTTGCCTTACGAGTTTACGACGACGTTGTTACACGTGAATCGGTAACCACTCCTGAGCAAGTACAGAAGACGACAGAAGCGTGGGAACTATCGGATAACTTAGGTACTGCCAGCGGCAGGAAATGGCATATTGGCACGCGCTACAGCTATGCCGACACGTATCACGCCATTATCGAGCGTGGCGCGCTGAAATCACGGCTATATGCTGCGACCGACACCGGCCAAGCCGATGGTAACCCGGTGCTGATGACACAAGCACAGTGGGAAGAAAAAAAGATTGTGCAAGGCCCGGCAACCATTGCCTGCCAAATGCTGCAAAACCCGATTGCGGGGCAGCAGGCTATGTTCGATGTCAACGATATCCAGCATTACGAAGTACGCCCTTCTACTCTAAACGTGTACATCCTGGTAGACCCGGCCCGCTCCATGAAAAAAGGCTCGGCCAATACCGCGATGGCGGTGATTGGAGTAGATAGCGCTCGCAATAAATACCTGTTAGACGGCATAAACCATCGGCTAGACTTAAAGGGGCGCTGGGAAAACCTAGCGGCACTGCGCTGGCGCTGGATTCATGAAACCGGGGTGCAAAACGTCCAGATTGGCTACGAAGCCTATGGGGCGCAAGCGGACTTAGATTACATGTACGAGCAAATGCAGGTTACTGGGCGCAGCTTTCCCATTAATGAGCTGAAATGGCCGAGAGACGGCGAAGGCTCCAAAGATGACCGGGTACAGCGTCTTGGCCCTGACTTTAGAACGCATAAATTCTATGTGCCGCTGATTACTGAAGGCGTTACTAGCCAGCAGCAACGGGTAATTAACGGTGGAGAAGCTTATCGCGTCGCTAAGCCCATCAAGAAACGGGATTCGGAAAACAATATTTACGACTTAATCAAGCACTTTAAAGAGCAAGTGCTGTTTTACCCATTTGCGCCGCTTAAAGACTTAATCGATGCCGTAAGCCGCATCTATGACATGGACCCCGTGCCGCCGGTCATTATTAATCAGTACGATTTAGAGCCAGAAGCCTTTTTCGATTCATGATTGACGGGCGGATTATTCAAGTTTTGCACGAGCATCATCAAAAAGATGGCTATTACGTCATAAATAAGCGCGGCAAGTATCAAATCACCATCGGCAAAAACACATTTACCCTCAAAAAGCAGGATGTTGAGCAATGGTTAACAACCTATACCAAGGATAACAACGATGGCTAATACGCTATACGACAAGGGGCGGCAAAAGTTTCTAGAAGGCTCCATTGCTTTTGCTTCAGATACGATAAAGGTGGCTTTGGTGGATACCGGCACTTACACTTTTTCGCAAACCCATGAGTTTTATTCATCCGTATCTGGTGTGGTAGGTACGCCTCAAACACTCGCCAGCAAAACAACCACTAGTGGTGTTGCTGATGCGGCTGATGTCACATTTACGGCGGTGACTGGAGCTAGTGCGGAAGCATTAATTATTTATAAAGATACTGGCTCAACCGCAACTAGCCCTTTGATTGCCTATATAGATACCGCAACTGGACTGCCGGTCACGCCCAACAGTGGTGATATCAACATCATTTGGGACAGCGGGGCTAACAAGATATTCAAGCTGTAGACAAAACCAACAACGAATCAAACCAGAGCCGCTTTAAGCGGCTTTTTTATTGGAGTAATCATGGCAATTAATTATGCAACGCTTAAGACGGAGTTACAGACCGACCCGAGAGGCTATGGCTATGCTGAGCATCTTACAACCGGTAACGATGCCGCGCTTGCCGGGATGTTAAATACCGTTAGAGATGGTACCAACGGGACTGCTATTACGATCCGTCGTCCCACAGTAGGCCGATTCGAGATTTTGGATGCGATAGATGTGCGGGATTTTCCTGCTACTCCTGGACAGGTAAATAACGCGACTTTAGCCGCCTCTTGGTTTGAATCTATTACTCAAGCGGACACAGTAAGGTTAGCCAATCCCGATGGCAGTAAAACTCAAACACGCAAAAATATAGATCGCTTAGTTGGCGACACCAATGGTAGCCAAACTAGATTGGATGCGGTTGCCATTAAGAACGGTTCACGTGCCGAAGAGCTATTTGGCGCATTAGTTACCGTTTCTTCCGACGATATCGCTAAAGCACTGCGAGGTTAATAGATGGCATTACCCGATTATTTTAAGTTAGAGCAAGGCGCGGCGATAACGTGGAAGGCTTCAGGCGGCACTTATGCCATTACGCCTACCAGCATCGCTCATGGTGCGGCTAGAGAAGGCGCTAAAGGGGACTTAGGCGCGACTTGGGCGAGACGCCATCATGCCTTATTTACTTCCAGTGTTACCTCAGCAGCGGTGAATGGCACAGAAATCGAGCTCTGGTGGGGGCCTAGTACATCGGCTACCGCGGGCACTGACAATCCGAGCAACTTGACGGGCGCTGACGCAGCGCTATCAAACCCAGACGAAGTTAAGTATCAGTCTATCTTTGTCGGCAGCATCATTTTAAGTAACGCTCGCGGCACCAATATCCAGAAGCAAGCCTTAGTGTTCTTTCCGCCCGCTCGTTACGGGACCCCGTTTATCGTCAATAAGAGCGGAGTCGCTCTAGGGGCTACGGCGGGAGACCACACCATTACCATTACTGCTGTTGAAGAGCTAATCCAAGACTAATGATCAGGAATGATCACAATCTAATCGACTGGTCGTCTCCGGTGGATTGGTCAAATCCCATTAATGCCGGGCTTGCTCTGTGGTGGCTAGATACGGGGCGTCCTGGCCATCGTGGTGGATCTTCCTGGAAAGACCTAGTAAAAAAACGCCAGATGACCTTTACCACGGGTTCAACAGATCCAGTACAAGGCAAATGGCGTGGCAGCACCAGGCCGGGTGGTGTTGGCTGCTTTAAGTTCGATGGCGTGGATGATCAGGGAGACTTCGGCACCGATTTACTGATTAGCTCTACTAGACCATTTTCGGTGGGGTGGTGGCAGTACCTCGACTCTTACGCGAATTCATTCCCTGGAGTGATCACCCTAGCCGTTAGCGAAGGTTCGCCCTTTGAAGTATTCCTAACCGATGCGGGCAGTTATGACCCGGTAGCTTTTGGATCTGCGGTCTGGGCCACCTTTCATTCGGCAACCGTTTTCCCAACCATTGGGGTATGGACCAGAATAGATATTGTTTTTGACGGCGTGGATAAAACCAGCGCTACCAGCTATGCGATTTACGCAAACGGACGATCACAGGGTGTTACCGGATCAGGTGGCTTCGGCGGGCTCACTAATGCCAACCGGATTGGGCGGCTGGGCGATGGTAGCTTCTATATGGATGGCCGCCTGGATGACATTACGCTTTATCCTGCCCGCGCTCTTTCCGCTGCGGATGTTAGTGCCAGATATGCTTTGGCTTGCCGTGGTTACTCTGGATTACTGCGGCGATTGGTTCTACCTCATACGCTAATTGAGGCAGTAGGCGGTGGGGTTAGTTTTCAACCTGCTTGGGCAAGAAATGCTAATTCAATCATACAACCAGGAATTGCCGCATGAGACGTAATGTAGGAGGCCAATTTATCGGCGCGCAGTTAATTGCGAAGGCTGACGGCACACCAATCACCAGCGGCACCACGACTGTGTATGTTACTGGCGATGCGGGTACTCAAGCCGCAGGTTCGGTGAGCGCTGGCGCTGCTACCCACGAAGGCAACGGTTATTGGACCTATGCGCCAGCACAAGCCGAGACTAACTATACTCAAGTGGCCTTCACTTTCGTTAACACGAACGCCATTAACGCCACTATTCAGGTTTATCCGTTGGCTTACGATGCGAGCGGCCAGTTTACCGGGGTAACCGTTGGTACCAATAACGATAAAACAGGTTATTCGCTAAGCCAAGCCTTCCCGACAAACTTTGCTAGCTTATCGGTGGATGGTAGCGGCAGAGTCGATGTGATCAAGATTGCTGGCACGACTCAAACCGCAAGAGATATCGGCGCAAGCGTGCTGCTGTCCGCGGGCACTGGAACGGGGCAGCTTGATATTACTAGCGGTGTAGTCAAAGCCAATGCAACCCAATTTGCTGGCCAGACTATTACCGCAGCCGCCGGGGTAACCATACCCGCATCCATAGCTAGCCCCACCAATATCACGGCAGGAACAATCACGACGGTGACTAACTTGACCAACGCACCTAGCAGCGGGGATTTGACCGCCGCCATGAAAGCTTCGGTCAATGCCGAAGTAGTAGATGCCCTTGCTACCGATACTTATGCCGAACCTTCTGCCCCACCAGCGGCCACGGCATCTATTGCCGCCAAGATTAGTTGGAACTGCGCATTGGCCAGGAACAAGATTACGCAAACGGCTACCACACAGACACTTAGAAATGATGCGGATAGCGGCAATATCTCGACTGCCGCCGTATCCGATGATGGTACGACCTTTACGCGGGCTGAATGGGCGTAAATGGCCTTAGATTCAAGAAATAGACGCGGTTCAGCATTAGCGGTTGGCTTATCTGGCCGCGTTTTTCCTAATCCTGACGGCTCAATCAATCAGGCGGATCGCCAGCAGCTAACTTACGCCTATAGAAGCTATGCGGACGCGGCAAGCTCAATATTGCCTGCTGGTATAGCCAGCGCAGAAGCAATCGGCAGCGCCGTTGTTACTTCTGGCGGTTTGACGATTGTCGCGACCGCAATAGACAGCGCAGAAAGTGTATCAAATCCGGTAATTACGACCGGCGCGGTATCTATTACCGCAACCGGGATTGCCAGCGGTGAAGCAATCGGTGCGGCGACGCTAACTCGCGTCTATTCGATATCGCCATCGGCCATAGCTTCAGCGGAAGCTTTTGGCACAGCGGTTATTACCATTGGCGCGGCACAAATCCAAGCGCCTGGCATTGCTTCTGGAGAACTGTTTGGCTACCCCGTTATTACGGGCGGCGATCAGCCACAGGCACCAGCCGGTCCAAATATCTATCTTAATTTACCGCCAGTTCACACGAGAACGCTGGATTATGCCTCTATGGTGAGAGAAGCTTGGGGCGAAGAATGGGGAAAACCTGAAGTAGTCTATGAATTTAGCAATGGCCGTAAGTTTTATTCAACAGATCGTACTGAACACGGGGTTTATAGACGCTCATGAATGAAATTCCAGAGGAATTTTTTAGGTTAACAATTCGTAACGATTTTTTGATTAATCTCATTTCTTATTGCCAAGAACGCGATATAAAAGCCGAAGATATTCAATATATTTTTATTTCAGATTATGCCCGCCCAGCAATTAAGTTAAAAAGTGGGGCCAATAAATACATGTCAGATTATTTTAAACCTAAGCCACAAAAGTGGTGGCAGTTACTAACTTGGTTACGCTCATAAAGAGGTAAAGATGATTTACAAAGATGAGGTAGGCGATCCAAATGCCGTGCATTTTGACACTAAGTTCCAGAAGGGGTTTGTTATTTGGTGTCCTTATGCACATGAGCCAACATTTTTGTTGTTTAAGGATGGAAAACCACATTGCGATATGTGTGCGGACAACTATGAAGAAATGACGCATCCATTTATTTGCAGAGTATCAAAGCCGGCTAACGCCTGATGATCGTTCAAGCCTTTACCGCTGAAGATGCTGATATGTCGCTGGCCAAAGAAATAGGCGAGATGTTGCATACAACTTATCCCGGTCATTTATGGGCGATAGAAATAAACGGTGGCTGCGTGGTCATTAAAGCATTAAATATTTCTTCTATGTGGGGAATGGTCATTCATCAAGACAAAATCATGCATGATGCGGCTGCGCGCAAGAAAAAAGTATTGAATTTTGCCGGGGAATTCTTGGAACGCGCTCGCTTAAAGCGTGGCAGATGGAACGGCGATTTTGCTCCAACATTGGATGGCGCGAGTAATTTTGGACCGGTGCAATGACCGATTGGCTCAAGCTGGCTAGCGATGCTTATGACAGCAGCACGTCTTATGTAGACGCTAATTATCGCCGGGAATGGGAAGATGCCATAAAGATGTTCAATAACGAACATCCGGCCAATTCTAAGTATAACTCCGAGGGTTATCGCCATCGCTCCAAAATCTTTCGACCTAAAAGCCGATCTGTAGTCAGGAAGAACGAAGCCGCCGCTGCTGCGGCTTTTTTTTCGAACCAAGATGTGGTGTCGATTGATGCCGAAGATGACAACAACCCGATACAACAGGCCTCCGCTTCCGTTGTTAAGGAATTAATTAATTATCGTTTACAAAAAACCATACCTTGGTTTCAGATCTTGGTAGGTGGCGTGCAAGACGCTCAAGTTCAAGGCGTGGTTTGCTCCTACCAATACTGGAAATATAAAGCTAAGAAAGAAAAGTATCGCCGAGTCATTACCGATGAATTTGGTTTTGAAACCGAGGAAGAATTTGAGCAGCTCAAAGTTATAGACGATAAGCCGTGCATTGAACTTATCCCTATAGAAAACACTCGTTTTAGCCCTGCCGCTTCTTGGATTGACCCGGTCAATACCAGTCCATATTTTATATGGAAGATGCCGATGTATATCGGCGATATTAAAGCCATGATGGATGCGACCGATGACAAAACCGGTCAGCCAAAATGGAAGCGCTTAGAAGAGGAAGAGTTAACAGCGGCAGCCAAGGAATATGACCCTACCCGTATGGTACGGGACGGCAATCGCGAAGATGCCAAAGAATTAAACCAGCCGGTTAATGACTTTGAAACGGTTTGGGTGCACTTAAATATCATCCGGCAAGATGATCAAGACTGGGTGTTTTACACCCTAGGCACACTACATTTACTTTCTACACCTAAGCGTATAGAAGAAGTCTATTTGCATGGCCAGCGACCCTTCGCTATCGGCTGCGCCATTATCGAAACCCATAAAACCATGCCATCCGGCGTGGTGAAGCTGGGAGAAGGCTTACAGCTTGAAGCCAATGAGATCGTTAATCAGCGGCTAGATAACGTCAAATTGGTGCTGAATAAGCGCTATTTGGTCAAACGTGGCAGGCAAGTAGATATACAAAGTTTGCTGAGAAATGTGCCGGGCTCAGTGACCCAAGTTGATAACGTTAACGAAGATGTTGGCCAAATTAATTTCCCTGATGTCACCAGCTCCGCTTATTTGGAGCAAGACCGGGTAAATGTCGATTATGACGAACTGGTAGGCAACTTTTCCACCAGCAGTGTTTCGACCAATCGAAAGCTTGGCGAAACCGTGGGCGGACTTGGTTTATTAAATCAGGGTGCGACGCAAATGCAGGAATATTTGCTGCGCACCATTACTGAAACTTGGGTGGAAAAAGTACTCCGCCAGCTGGTTAAGCTAGAGCAAGCCTACGAAACCGACGAAGTGGTGCTGAGCTTAGCTGCTGAGCGCGCACAAGTGTTTCAGCGCTACGGCATTAATCAAGTTACCGATGATTTACTCAATCAAGAACTGAGTTTGCGAGTAAATGTGGGCATGGGTGCGACCGACCCGAATACCAAGTTGCAGAAATTCGTCCTTGGCATTAAAACCTTTGCAGATATTGCATCAAGTGGCGCGCCTAACATTACTTTAGAGGAAATCAGCAAGGAAATCTTTGGCGCCTTAGGTTATCGAGACGGCAAACGCTTCTTTAGCCAGGAACAAGCGATTAATGCAGAGCAAATCAAGCAAGCAGAGGCACAGCTTCAGCAAAAAGCTCAGATATTGGCAAAACAGGAAGCCGATATCACTGACAAGGCCGATGCGGTTGAGGATGAATTGCAAAAACTGGAGTTCGCCAAGAAAGAATTGGAGCTTGCCAAGAAGAATTTGGATGCCGAATACCGACGAATTGCGGCAGAACTTGAGCTACGAGATATCAAGAGTGCTAACGAAGCTGAAAATCAGGCTTTGCAGTTATTAAGACAGGTCGATGAAATTACTGCGGCAAGACAGTGAGCGAAGAAACGTTATTTGCAGAGGCCATCCTAGGAAAAGAAGCCGAAGACTTTCTTAAGAGTGAATTAGGCCGATATCTAATTGGCCGTGCCGAAGAAATACAGCAAGAAGCCTTGGAGTTGTTATCTACGACCCACCCATGGCGGCGCAGGCGAATTCAGCAATTACAAAATGAGGTATGGCGAGCAAGGAGCTTCCAAGAATGGTTAGCTGAAATGATTATGGCGGGCCGTCAAGCTGAGCAAGTCTTGGACGAGCAAAGATAGACAAACATTAAATTATTAAACAAAGGGCTACTTCGGTGGCCCTTTTTTATTGGGGTGTGTAAATGGACGAAAACGAATTAGAGCAACAGGAACAGCTAGTTAGAACCTCTAACCCAAGAGATGATGCAATCGAAGAAATTGCTAAAAAGCGAGTAGAGCAAGCGGCACAGGAAGGTAAGGAATTACCAAATTATGGTATTCAAGACCCGCTAACTATTGGCCAAGACCAACAAGAACAAGAGCCGGAAGCGGAACTGGAGGCTGAAGATGGGCCCGCGCCAGAAGAAGAAAAACCGCAGCTGGTCAAAATCAAGGTTGATGGCGAAGAACGCGAAGTTCCGCTGGACCAAATAATCGAGGCTGGAAAACGGACGCTGCAAAAAGAGACCGCCACAGAACAAAGATTAATAGAAGCAACGCGCTTATTGCGCGAGGCTGAACAAAGAGCAAAACCGCAACCATCGCAAGACGTTGCGTCTCCCCAAACTCCTGTCGTGGACTCTCAAATACTTGAGGCTATCCGCTATGGAGATGACAACCAAGCTGCTGAAGCTTTAAAGCAATTAACTACCCAAATCGCGGGGCTCGTTCCAACGGCTACCCCAAATGACATACGGGCGATAGTTGCAAGAGAAGTCAGCGCACAAGAAGCATTAACCCGTTTTAAAACTGAGTACAAAGATGTCATTGAAGACCCTTACCTTGCAAAGCTTGCCGTTCAATTGGAAAACGAAAATCTAATGCGTGGCGATACTCGCTCCGATTACGAACGTTTCCAAGAAATTGGCAACAAGCTGCGTGAATGGCGGGGAACCACACAATCGACCGGACTTGAAGAGAAACGGGAAAAGAAAGCATCCATCCATTTGGTGCAGCCAGCGGCAGGACGCCAGCCAGCTAAACCAGTTGAAAAAGAACCAACAGCAAGCGAGCTTATAGAAGAAATACGTAAATCTCGTAAGCAAGCCACTATTTAAAGGAGTTAATCATGGCCGGTCAACTATGGCTTACAGGTAGCCTTGGTGGTTATCTTTATTCGCCAAATCTGTCGAAAAAGTTACGGGTTGCCTTGCAACCGATGACTAAGTTTCGCCAGTTTGCGGATGTAAAAGATGCTACCCAACAAGGCACGGGAAGAGGCGAAACATTTACATGGAATGTGGTCTCTGACTTAGTAAATCGCGGTACCGTGGTAGCAGAAACCAGCACGATGCCAGAATCAAACTTTACCATTACCCAAAGCACTTTAACCGTAACAGAGTACGGCAACAGCGTACCTTACACGGGTAAGTTAGAGGCGCTCTCGCAATTTGATGTTCAACGTCCGATTATGCAAGCGCTAAGAAATGATGCCGCAAAAACCTTTGATGTGGCGGTATTCACGCAATTTAACGCAACACCATTACGGGTTGTTCCAACGGGCGGCACCTCTACTACCGCACTGACTTTAACGACCAATGGCACGGCGACCGCTACAAATAACGTTGTCTTTACCAAGGATCACGCTAAGTTGGCTGTGGATGTGATGAAAGAGCGCAACATCCCAGCTTTTGAGGGCAATGATTATTTTGCGCTTGGGTGGCCTTCTACTTTCCGCAGATTGAGAAATGATCTTGAAACCCTGCACCAATACACCCCGCAAGGCCTGAACATGGTTATGAACGGGGAAGTTGGACGTTATGAGAACGTGCGTTACATCGAGCAGACCAATATTCCTAAAGGTGGCGCGGCAAACTCCGGTACTTTCAATGCCTATACCAACACGGCAGATCCTTGGGATAACGCTCAGTCTGACTGGATATTCTTCTTTGGTGAAGAAACGGTCGCCGAAGCGATTGTAATTCCTGAAGAAATGCGCGCAAAAATCCCAACTGACTTTGGTAGATCTAGAGGGGTTGCTTGGTATTATTTGGGCGGCTTTGGGTTAGTACGTACTGCCGCAGCAGGCGCAACTATCGTTAAATGGGATAGCGCGGCCTAAAGGTATTTAACAGGCCAGTAAATTACCTAATCGCCTTATCACGCCTTTCCGTGCTGGCACACTATTCTGCGATAGGAGGCTATCGCAGCAGGAGCTTTATGATGGCAACAAAACGTAAATTAAGATTCGATCATCCTACCTATATCACTCGACACTTTGCCCCGATTAAGACAGGCGAAAAGTTTTATGCCTTCGCTGATATGCGCATTAAAAGCTTTCGCGCAATCATCACCTCAGAAGCTACTGCTGAAGATTCAGGATGGGAGGTTATGAGCGGCACGATGTCACTGGGCAAGATTGCAGCAGGCACCAGTACCGAGCGTGAAATCGTTTATTTCGACAAAGATATCAGTTTGGCCGCCGGTAACTCCATTGAGCTGCAAGGCTCAGGAGTAGAAGGCCAGGTTTTTGTCGAATATGACATTTTGCCTAGCGCTGAAATAACGGTTTAAGCAATCTATGACGTAGCAATCAGGGGCCTTGCGGCCCCTTTTTATTTGGAGGCCCTATGCCTGAAAAAGAGACAAGGATGATGGATTTAGAGATTAACTGGTCGGCTACCGTACCCGCTGCCGGGGATCGTTATGGTTGCACCGTTGAAGAGTTAAAGCGCGGCTATCAAGCGCCAGATGTGAAAGTTCCACCCGTAGTACAACCTGTCGCTAAAGACATTAATAATTAAAGGAGAAATAAGATGGCTGAGCAAGATCAAACCAAACTCGATAAAAGCAAACCTTATGGTGAAGTTGTTGGTAGCGGCACCTATCGCTATGAGCAAAACGGCTTGTACTACGATGCCGATGGAAATTTAGTGCAAACCGACAACAGCACTGCTCAAAGCACCAATACCGATACTTCTACCACGGTAGGCGCCACTAATGTCACTGGCGACCAAAACACAACTACCAAACGTAAATAAATGGTTTGGCGCATTGACGACCCGCAGGGTAACGAGTCTGCAAAGATTCGCTGGGAGTTGGTTGAATATACCCGTGGCCGAGGTTTGGACCTTGGCTGCGGGCCGTTCAAAGCGTTTCCGCATTTTATTGGTGTCGATAATGGGCACCACGATCAACAGTTTGGCTGGCAGAACAAAGCTAATTTAATTGTAGAGAGCTGCGAGAAATTAGATTTAATTGCCTCGCAGTCGATGGATTTTGTGTTTTCCAGTCATTTGCTGGAGCACATAGAAGATTACCAAGCGGCGCTGAAAGAATGGTTTCGATGTGTGAAGCCAGGCGGCTACTTAATCCTCTATGTGCCGGATGAAGATGAATATCCAAAAGTGGGCGAAGAAGGTGCAAACCCTGACCACAAATGGAATGTTAATTATGACCGCGTTGTAGATGCCATGAAAGAAATCGGCTCGTGGGATTTAGTGGATTTTCAGAAGCGTAACCAGGATTACGAGTACAGCTTGTTTTTCGTGTTTAAGCGAATCTGATGGGCAAGTTTATACATCGCTATTCCTATACAAACCCTAAGCCTAAAAAAACCGCTGGTGTGGTGCGTTATGGCGGCTTTGGTGATGTTATCCAAGCATCCAGTTTATTGCCCTTGCTGAAGGCGCAAGGCTATCACCTTACGTTTTATACCGTGCCAGCTGGTTTCGAGATTCTCAAGCATGACCCGCACATTGATCGATTTATCGTGCAAGACAAAGATCAAGTTCCAGGAACTCAACTGCTAGAGTTCTTTGACTACACCGCTAAGAAATACGACAAGTTTATCAACCTTTGCGAATCGGTCGAAGCCACTTGGCTAGCGCTGCCAGGACGATCAAATCATGGCTGGAATAAGACGGTTAAAGCGAAGTACATGAACACTAATTATCTAGAGTTCACCCACGAATTAGCGGACTTACCTTACAAGCCCTCACAGAAGTTTTATCCCGCAGCGGATGAAACGGCTTGGGCGCGGCGCGAGCGCAACAAGATGGGCGGCGGTTCTTGCATTGTGTGGTCGCTTTCCGGTTCATCAGTGCATAAAACCTGGCCATATCTAGACACGATTATCGCAAGGCTGCTTATAAGCTATCCAGATTGCAGAATTGTGACAGTGGGTGACCCCATGTGTCAGATGCTGGAATGCGGCTGGGAGAACGAGCCGCGAGTAATCAAGCGCTCTGGCGTCTGGAGCATTCGAGAAACGCTGACCTTTATAAATCACGCCGATATGGTGGTAGGCCCTGAAACAGGCGTATTGAATGCGGCGGCATTTTTATCCGTGCCCAAGATCATTACTTTGTCCCATTCCTCCCATGAAAACTTAACCAGGGATTGGGTAAATTGCACGGTGCTAACACCTAAAAACACACCCTGTTATCCCTGCCACCTGATGCATTTTGGCTTTGAGCATTGTGTAAGAGATGAAGAATCAGGCACGGCAGCTTGTCAGGCGGATATTTCTGCTGATCAATTTTGGAATGCGATGACACCGCTACTTGAGAAAGCAGCCTAATGGCGACTTCTGGCTCTTACGATTACCTCGTTACTGCTGGGGACGTGATTATTGATGCTTTGGAGAATATTGCCGTCTACGATCCAGGCGAAACGTTATCTGCTGAAGATCAAGCCACGTGTTTACGGAGTCTTAATTTCTTAGCAAAGCAATGGCAGGGGGCAAATGACTATTCACCTGGCTTGAAAACCTGGAGTTTGAAACGTGGATTCTTGTTTCTACAGAAAGACCAGCATGAATATGCGTTAGGTCCAACTGGGGATCATGCCACGCTGGAATACGTTACGACTACTTTATCCGGCGCCGAAGCTGCCGGACAAACTGCTTTGTCGGTCACCAGTATTTCTGGAATCACAGCAGCGGATTATATCGGGATAGAACTAGATGACGGTTCCTTGCACTGGAGCACCGTAAACGGCGCGCCTAGTGGTGCTACCGTCACGATAGCCGATGCATTGCCAAGTTCAGCTAGCAGCGGTAATCGCGTATTTGCTTACACAACTAAATTGATGCGGCCTTTGCATATTCGCAGCATCAGTTTACGTAATAGTGATAGCTCTGATTGGGGTTTACGCATCCTGCGCAACACTGAGGATTACGACAAGATTCCGGATAAGGGCGCTGAAGGCGACCCGGGCAGTATTTATTATCAGCAAAATATTCCAAATGGATTGTTATTTACCAATAGCGATCCTAATGATGTCACGCAAGTATTGTCGTTTACCTTTGTAGCGCCGTCCGAAGATTACGATTCGGCTAGTGACGATATTGCCTATCCGCAGGTCTGGTTTTTAGCCTTGTCGTGGGGGTTGGCTAAGATTATGGCACCTAAGTTTAAAGTGCCCTGGACGCCTGATTTAGAAGATATCTACAAAGAATCAACGGCGATTGCCAGGAATGCCGACCCTGACACCAGTTCGCTTTATTTTCAGCCTTACCTGGAATGAAAACACCATTCCTGGGTGGAACCTATGAAGCCCGCAGCTTAAATTTAAATGCCCAGCGCTGTATTAATTTATACCCTGAAATTGTAGACACTAAGGACGGCAAAGAAGTAGCAGGCTTCTTTGGAACCCCAGGCTTGGATGAATTGGTCCAGCCAGCAATAGCGGAAGTTAGGGGCATGTGTGAATTAACGCCCTTTATGTATGCCGTAATCGGCAATACGCTTTATGAAATTAGTACGGGTTATGTAGCCACTGCCCGAGGCACCTTGTTGACCTCGAACGGCATTGTTTCTATGGATGACAACGGCTTACAGGTTGCTATTGCTGACGGCAGCTATTTTTATATCTACACCATTGCTACCGCGACTTTAACCCAAGTGGGTAGCGTGAACGCTAACACGGTTGCATTCATCGACACTTACTTTGCTTTCAACATCATTGGAACCGGTCAATGGGGCATTACCGGCCAATATGATGGCACTGTGGTGGACCCGCTGGATTACATCACGGCGGAAGGTAAGCCAGATGATGTATTAGCTGTCATAGCAGACCATCGTGAAGTGTGGGCATTTGGCACGCAGTCTACTGAAATTTATGTCAACACGGGCGCCGCAGATTTTCCGTTTGAGGCAACCAGCGGGCGATTTATTGAGCAAGGTATTGTTTCTCCCTATGCCGTAGCAAAGTTTGATGGCTCATTAGCATGGGTGGGGCAGGATGAAAAAGGCTGCTGCATTGTCTGGTATGCCAGAGGCTATAACCCTGGCCGCATTTCTACTCATGCCTTAGAAAAATATTTATCTAGCGTTGATTTAAACAGAACGATTGTTTTCTCTTATCAGCAAGAAGGCCACGAAAATTTATGGTTGACTTCTCCTGATTGGGATACGAGCTGGGTTTATGACGCATCTACTCGCTTATGGCATGAGCGAGCTTATTTTAATTCCGTTACCAGCCAGTTTGAGCGGCACCGAGCAAATTGCTTTTGCTTCTTTAATAACGAATACCTTGTTGGCGACCACAGCAACGGCAAGATATACCGGCTAAATCTAGACACCTACACCGATGCCGGAGACACAAAAAAGTGGCTGCGCTCCTGGCCAGCGCTACCTACAGGACAAAGCCAAGAAAGAGTTATTTTTAGTTCCTTGCAAGTGGATTGTGAAACAGGTGTGGGGCTTGCCAGCGGCCAAGGCTCAGATCCTCAGATGATATTGCGCTATTCCGATGATGGTGGCCATACCTGGAGCAATGAGCGCTGGCGCTCAATGGGGCGGATCGGTGAATACGGTGCGCGTGTTAAGTGGCGCCGCCTTGGGATGTCGCGTAAGAAAACAAACCGTATATTTGAGATATCCGGTACGGACCCCGTGAAGATTGCGCTTATCGGCGCAGATATTAATCAATGATCAAGATCCTGCCACCGCGCACACCTTTTCTGGATGAAAAGACGGGGTTGATGGCGAGAGAATGGTATCGATTCTTCGAAGAATTAGGCGGCGAAGTTAATGTTAACACGGGAAACATAACCGATGTTGATGCAATTATTACCAGTGTTGAAAGCAGTATTTTAGCGATTCCAGAATACGGCGCTGAAGCCGCAGAACTTAAGAAACAGCTTGGCAACCTGCCAATCGCTTTGGAATTTCAGCCGGTAGCAGATTTAGCAGAGCTTAAAAAAGCACTGACCAATTTAAGCACCGAGCTATTAATGATTCAACAACCGAATCATGAACTGCAAAAACGGATAAACGATATAGAAATTGCGGGGATATTTTAGATGGCAACTACAGTAAAACGCTTAGTCAATGGCTCGCAGCTCACTGCTTCCGCCGCCACTTATTACACGGCTGGCGCTAATACCAAAGCGGTAATTAAAGCCGCTTCTCTAGTAAACACGACCGCAGGCGCGGTAACCGCGACGGTTTATCTCATTTCGAGCGGCGGCACTGCTGGAGCTACCAATACCTTAATTTCCGCCAAGAGTATTGCGGCTGGTGAAACCTACAATTGCCCAGAGCTGGTTAATCATGTGCTGGAGGCAGCAGGATTTATCCAAGCCTTAGCAGGGTCGGCAACTGCGATTACTTTGGTTGTGAGCGGGGTTGAGGTTACTTGAAGCATTTTTTAAAGATAGCGGAAGGAATAGATGTTATTCCACTAGGCTTGGCACTACAAAGACAGCCGGAATTATGGGACCAAAACAATGATAGAAAAGAATTTGAAGGTTCAGCGCATAAAGCTACCTCCGATATATGGATTCGTTATAACGATCTGAAGAATCTAGATAAAGGTTACGAAGAATTCACGGCGCAGCATGATTCCGTGTGGCATCCGCCTTATTACCAGCTGCCGCAATTAAGACCCATTATCTTTGGCTTAATGGCCCGCTGCGAAGCGGTAAGGCTTGGCGCTATATTAATTACTAAGATTCCACCGAATGGCCATGTGCTACCACATGCCGATAAAGGCTGGCATCCAGAGTATTACAACGTAAAACTTTATGTACCGATTTTGAGCAATCCGCAGTGCTTCAATCGGGTTGAAGATGAACAAGTGGTTATGTCGTCTGGTGAGGTTTGGTACTTCAATAACACGCTAGAGCACGAAGTAAAGAACAGCGGCGATACGGATCGTATAACCCTAATTATTTGTTTGAGATGCGATGGGTAACTTACTAGATAAATTTTTAGGTACTCAACATTATTTTTCCGATGGCTTGTATGCGAAACAAATGATGTTGCCAAGTAACCATTGCGCTTTATCGCACAAACATAAATATAGCCATTTAAGTGTTTTAGCCAGCGGCATAGCTATGGTTGAGGCAAATGACGAAAAAACGGTTTATTCCGCTCCTGCTTGCATTGAAATTAAGGCCGGGGTTACGCACAAGATCACAGCAATAGAAGATGTGGTTTGGTACTGCATACATGCAACGAACGAAACCGATGCTGAAAATATCGACCAAGTTCTAATCAAGGAGAACTAAGATGCCATTCGCAGCCGTAATAGGTGCCGGGGTTGGTTTAATTGGCTCTAGCCTTGCCGCAGATGCGCAACAAGACGCTGCTAATAAAGCTTCCGACACTCAACTTCAATTATTCGATAAGCAAAGTGCCCTATCGGAACCTTATCGTCGTGTTGGCGAGCAAGGCTTAAATAAGCTTGCGGTATTGCTGGGACTTAATGGCACGGGAACCGCTCCCGCTCAGCAGGCCGCTGGAAGTCAGCAAATTCCTACCAATGCACTTAATAATTATTTAAACGCATTACATGATTTCTATAATTTACAGCCTATAGAAAATAGTGCCGATGCAACCCAGGCTTTGTATGGCAGCGCGGTTGCTAGGCTAAACCAAGCTAAAGCAGCATTACAGAATCAGCCATTAACGACTACGACTGCACCAGCCGCCGCCACAAATGCCACAGGGGCGATAGACCCACAAACGGGCGAGCTATTGAGAAGTTTTTCTCTGGCTGATTTTCAGACCGACCCTGGCTATGGCTTTAGATTAGCGGAACAGGAAAAAGCCATTAATCGATCTGCCGGGGCAAGAGGCCGCTTTAATTCTGGTGCCACTTTGAAGGCCTTGTTAGAACGTTCAGGTAATTTAGCATCCGATGAATATTCCAATGCCTATAACCGCTTCAATCTAAACCAAACCAATAAGTTTAATCGCTTGGCCGCTATCTCTGGCATTGGCCAGACGGCGGTGCAACAGCTGGGTAATCAAAGCAGCGTATTGGGCCAAAGCCTAGCCAACAATATTACCGGGGCCGGCAATGCCAGAGCTTCCGGCTACATCGGTGCGGCGAATGCTATTAATAGTGGAATCGGAAACTATCAGCAGCAGAATTACTTAAGTCAGCTAGGTGGTGTTGGTGGCGCAAATACAAACCCATATGCTAATTCGTATGGAGGGTTTGATTACGCCTCTGCTAATCGCTATGGCGACCTATACGGGTAAAAACTATGCCAATTGACCCATCTATTGCCTTACACATTCGGCCACCAGAAGGCCCGCTCGATAGTTATGCTAAGGCTTTGGCGGTGCAATCTGCGCTGCAACAAAATAAGTTAGCTGGCTTGCAGGGCCAACAGCTAGAGCAAGGCATTGCCGATGAAAATCGCTTAAGAGAAATATTGTCGCAAAGCGGCGGTGATTTAGAAGCAGCTAGCAAAGCAGCGCTAACTGCTGGCGCCTATAAACCTGCTATCGCGTTACAGAAAACACTTTCTGAGCAGAAAAAATTGGAAGCCGAGCAGAGACTCTCTCAGCTAAAAGCAACAGCGCAGCAATTTCAAATGGTTGATCAAACACTGGGGAACGCTAGAAGCCCTCAGGAATATGCGGCAGGTAGGCAGTTTCTTGCTAGCCAGAACATAGATATATCCAATACACCAGAAACTTACGATCCTAATTTTATCGAGCAAAAAAGGCGGGAAGCTATACCGATAAAAGACCAAATCGCAAATGAAATTAGATTATTGGAGGCTGGTCTTAATCGTGGAGTAACAATGCGCGGCCAGGATTTAACTAATGCGCGAGCGCGAGAAACTGCTAGCCGTGATCGTATTCAATACGATGCTGAACGTGGCGTAATCGTAAATAAAGATACGGGCGAAGCGACATCCGTCACACAAGGCGGCCAGCCCCTAAATATCAAGTCTCCTACCAAGCTGACCGAAGCCCAAGGTAAAGCTAATCTCTATGCTACCCGCGCGACGGAATCTGACAAGATTATTGCTGACCTGGAGGGCAAATACAGCCCATATGCTATTAATGTAAAAGAAGGTATCTCTAATTCGTTTATTGGTGGGCCAACGACAGAAGCCATTGCAAACAAAGCCCTTTCCAAAGAATCACAGAAAGCGGAGCAAGCACAGCGTAACTTTGTTAATGCCATCTTGCGGCAAGAATCCGGCGCGGTAATTTCTCCTTCTGAATTTTCCAATGCTAGGCGTCAATATTTTCCACAACCTGGGGATAGTCAAGAAGTTATCGAACAGAAAAAATCGAACCGGCAAACCGCTATCGAAGGATTAAGGACCATGGCTGGACCGGCAGGAAGCGCTACGAATTCTCCGCCATCACAACAAACCGCTCGCCCTAGAGCCAGAAACCCTCAAACTGGCGCAGTAGTAGAGTTCGACGGCAATCGGTGGATTCCAGTTAGATAATGGCGCTCTTTGAAGAATTAGAGCAGCGCTATAACCTCCCTAGCGGGCTATTGCATGCGGTTTCTCGCGTGGAATCTGGTGGCAATCCAAAAGCGGTTAGCCCAAAAGGTGCGCAAGGCTTATTTCAGATCATGCCAGCTACGGCTAAAGACCTAGGTGTTAATCCACTTGATCCCACACAAGCCGCCGAAGGTGCTGCAAGATACTTATCGCAGAACCTTAAGAAATATGGCGATGTGAAATTAGCGTTGGCTGCCTACAATGCTGGCCCTGGTGCTGTAGATAAATACGGTGGTGTGCCACCTTTTAAGGAAACACAAGGCTATGTCACTAAGGTGACCAACCGACTAACTACCGCTAATCCAGCCAAGCCTCCGCCAGGGTTTGAATTGATTGATACACCTACTAAAGCACAAGGCACACCTCCGCCTCCGGCAGGGTTTGAATTAATCAGCACGCAACCGCCAGCAAAACCACAGCAATATAATCCAACGGAAGGCATGAGCACAGGCCAGCGATTAGCTGCTGGGGCTGGTAAAGCCTTGGTTGATTTAGGCCGTGGTGTGAAGCAAGTCGCTACCCAAGCTGGAAATAAAGTCGGCTTAGTGTCCGATCAAACCGCTGCTGATGTGCAAACCCAAATAGATGAAGCGCGAGCCTTAGATGCGCCTTTGATGGCAACTACGGCAGGTGCGGTTGGGAATATTGCGGGGAATGTGGCCGCGTTTGTACCTACTGCCTTGGTGCCAGGCGCAAATACCTACACTGGCGCAGCGCTTGTGGGAGGAGCATTAGGTGCATTACAACCGACCGCCGAAGGCGAATCCAGAGGTTTGAATACTGCGGTGGGAGTTGGATCTGGGCTGGCCGGAAAAGCTATAGGTGACAAAGTTGCGAAAGTGCTTGGCGACAGATTAGCTAACCGAACAGCGCAGCTTGCTACGCAACAATCACAGAACGCCACAAAAGATGCAACTGTTGCTGCGGCACGTGAAGCGGGTTATGTAATTCCACCCTCGCAAGCTAATCCGTCATTGGCTAATCGAGCACTAGAAGGATTTTCCGGCAAGATCCAAACCGCGCAAGCAGCATCAGTCAAAAACCAAGAAGTTACTAATAAGCTTGCAAAAAAGGCGCTAGGCTTAGCCGAAGACGCGCCATTGACTAAGGAAACCTTGCGAGGTGTCAGAGCGCAAGCCGGTAAGGCTTATGATGCGGTTGCAAAGTATGCGAATAAGTTTGTGCCAGACGAGCAATTCTCAGCAGAGGTTCAATCGCTAGGAAAGGGCTATTCAGATTTTGTAAAGGAATTTCCAGAGCTGGGCACCGAAGGGGTGGATAAAGTCATTCAAGCTTTATCCAAAAATGAATTCTCGCCTAAAGGTGCAATTGAGGCCATTAAGAGCTTGCGCTATAACGGCCAAGGCAATTTAGCCTCAGCAGCTAGAACTGCTGACCCGGCCAAAAAGATACTCGGCAATGCACAAATAGAGGCTGCCGATGCTTTGGAAAGCTTGGCAGAACGAAACTTACAACAATCTGGAAAAGGTAATTTGGTAAAAGAGTTTAGAAAAGCCAGAACACTAATTGCTAAAACCTATACGGTTGAAAATGCTTTAAATGAAAGCACTAGCAATGTTGCCGCACAAAAGCTTGGCGGGGCATTACGAAAAGGTAAGTATTTAAGCGGCGAATTGAAAACAGCGGGGCAATTCTCACAAGCATTTCCCAAAGCAGCGCAGGAAATTACCAGCAGCACACCCGGGGTAAGCCCATTAGATTATGCGGTGGGGGGGTTATCGACTGCGGCATCAGGGAATGTCGCGGCACTTGCTGGAATAGGCGCAAGACCAGCAGTACGTTCGGTACTGTTATCAGATTTATATCAACGGATGGCCACTCAAGCGCCGTCTTATGCGCCAGGATTAGGTGTAACACTGCCTGCCAGAATAGCGAATAACCCGATGGTTAATCGCTTAGCACCACTACTTGCTACCGATGTTGTCCTTCAAAACCGGTAACAACAAAATGCGCTTTAATCGACCTTCCGGCATCCAATGCATAACCGCTACCCTTACAGGCAGCAGAATACAAACAAAGAATAGAAGATAAACGATTGGCTTTAGGATAATTGCTAAGGTCCAAGTACTCATAAACGAATTGTAACAAACCAAGCCGCTAGATGCGGCTTTTTTATTGCCCGGAGAAATTATGGCATCACTCTCACCATCGCCAACGCTACAGTTTTTTGATAGCAACGGCGATCCCTTGGTCGGCGGCAAACTTTATACCTATACCGCTGGCACCACTACACCAAAAACAACTTATACCGATAGCGCTGGCGCCGTACCAAACGCCAATCCGATTATTCTGGATTCACGCGGTGAAGCGGATATTTATCTCGCCACAGGACCGTATAAATACGTATTAAAAGATGCCAACGAAGGACCTATCTGGACGCAGGACAATATTGAGGCCGTATCTGCTGATTCCCTTGATGTGGGCTTCACTCCAGCCGGAACAGGAGCCGTAACAAGAACACTCGAAGATAAATTAAGAGATGTTGTCCATGTGGCTGATTTTGGCGCATCGGCAAGCGCATCGGGGAATGCTAATACTACTGCAATCCAAAATGCTCTAAATCACATTAAATCTAATAGTGGAACACTGCATTTTGGTACTGGTATTAAGTACCCAATGAGCGGGGTTATAACGTTAATCGAAACCGTATCTAACTCATTAGTGCAAACATGGGTTATCCAAGGAAACGGGGCAACCTTGGATTGGTCTGCGTCTGCCCTGACTACGGGCTCGCTTCTTAAGATCGGGGCAACAGGAATTCCTCAAGTTCACGAAACAGGAATTTGCGTTGTTAGAGATTTAAAAATTCTTGGCCCTGAAACCCAAAATTGCACTGTCTCTGGCGGAATAATTAACCCTACTCCTGACGGCACTACCGTTGGGATTGAGCTTAATTGTGCGCTGGATGTTTCGCTAGAAAATATTATTGTTCGTCGTTGCTACAAGGGCTTTTACTATAAATCCAGCTGGCCGCTTAATACTTATAACTGCCATGCCAATGCTTGTTATATCGGCCATCATTATGGCTCGATGACTACGTTAGGGACACATGTAGGAGACTCGGCGGAATCTGCGGCCTATGCTCTATTGCTTTGTCCTGACGCAGATGATGAAGTGGTCGATGCACAAACGTTTATCAACTTCCGCGCCGAGAATTCATTACGCGGGATTACTTTGGATCCCAGGGATCTTGTCTCTGTCGCTGGGCCAAGGGTAAGACACATTGAATTTATCAATCCTCGTTTTGAGCAGGTTGCTTATGACTTGCTCAGAATGGGGCAAGCCTGGGTTTATAGTAGTCCAAGTACTGCCGGGGCAGATCGCACCAACTACACACAAAACATAGGAATACGTGGGGGCGAATGGGATGACCCAATTTCATCCGGCTATGCGATTCGATGCAGCGCAAACGGCAGTGTGCGCGGAGTATACGGCGAAATTCCTGTTGGTGTAGCCACTAGTATTAATGGGGGGATTACTTTCCCTTGCTATACGATTATGCCTGGACCAAATGGGGGTACTCAATCCGGAAAATCATATCAAGGGCCTACAGAAATACTAGGTGATTTTAAGATCGGCCAAGATTATGGCGGCGACACGGTGCAATGGAATAGCACGGCGGTCTCGTGCCCTAATAACATCTCTTTCGATACTTCTGTATTGCATGTTAACGGTACCTCCGATTGGGTTGGGGTAGGAACAATAAGCCGTATTCAAGGCGTGGAAACTTTTATTAATAAAGGAATAACTGCGTTTTATAACGCGAGCAGCGCGGGCGGCAGTTTAGGCATAGCCTTTTATTCAAACGTTGGCGGCACCGGAACGAAAGTAACTGAATTTTCCAATAATGGAGACATAAGAAACGTCAACAACGTTTATGGCGCAATCTCTGACATCAAGCTAAAAGAAAACATTACGCCCGCCCGCAATTACTTAGACGATCTATGCAAACTAAACGTAGTGAGATTTAGCTATAAAACTCAACAATCGGATAAACCCACTCAGCTTGGCTTAATTGCTCAGGAAGTAGAAGAAATCTTTCCCGGGTTAGTTGATAGCGTCCCTGATACGGAGCTGAAGGAAGAGACCAACGAAAAAGGCGAGATTATATCGACTGCTGAACCTACCGGAACCGTGACTAAAAGTGTCAAGTACAGCGTATTAGTGCCCATGTTATTGACCGCAGTCAAAGAGCTAAACGAAAAAATCATCAAGTTAGAGCAAGCAACATAAATTTTTTCATTCTTTAATCACACAGGGCCGCTAAGCGGCTTTTTTTATGCCACCAAAACCAACTAGAAGAGCCTCCGACCGACGGAATGAACAAACAGACTGGCAGCCTAGAACGATGCTGGAAAGGTTCCAAGTTGTTATGTCGGTGCCCTTTTATTGGGTGGTCACTGTGATTGCAGGAATATTAATTAATATCGGTGTTGGGCTTTGGACTGAATCTAAATATCGGAACGATATTTCTAACAAATTCGATTCGATTAATAACCGCTTAGAAACATTTGCTGATTTTAGTAAATCTCAAGTTACCACCAATCAGTTAGTCCTAAATGAAACGCAGGAAATGAAGCGGCGCATCGCTGTCATTGAGACACGCCAGGACGCAATTATCTCGCGCGCGGAAGAAAACACTCGCAGGATTGGTAGGATGGAAGAACGCGATTTAATCCGGCGATGAACTTTGAAGCTGCTCTCAAATTCGTCCTAGGGGAAGAAGGTGGATTTAGTAATAACCCTAATGATGGTGGCGGAGTAACTATGGCGGGCGTGACGCAAAAGGCTTATGACTCTTTTCGCAGACGTCATGGCTATACCGCGAAGGCGGTTACCAAATCCACAGCAGCAGAACGCAAACAATTGTACTTCGAGGATTACTGGAAACCTGCTGGCTGCGAGTTATTGCATATACCGCTTGATATTCTCCATTTCGATAGCGCGGTAAATCATGGACCAGCTACCGCGATTAAGCTTTTACAGCGCGCTGCTAACGTGACTGATGACGGAATATTTGGGCATCGTACTGCTGCCGCAGTAGGCGCCGCACCATGTTTGTTTGATCGTTATTTAATCGAGCGTTACCAGTTCTATGGAGAGATTATCAACAACGACCGCAGCCAATTAACCTTTATTTGTGGCTGGATGAATCGCATGCAAAAGTGTTACCAACTCAAGGAGGCAGCATGACTACTAAAACTGAAACAAACGCAGTGATACCAAAAGAGGGCCTAAAAACCTCATCATTTAAGGTTGTTTTACTTAATTCTGCTCCGCCAATTATCTTGTCGGTAATTACAGGATTGGTGCAGCTTGGCGTTATAGAGGCCGATTCTGCTGGCGCACTAAACGAGGGCTTAAATCAACTTCTATTTCTCTTTGCAAGCTTCGCTGGCTTTGCTTATGTCAGTGGCAAATACATCGAAGGCCGCAGCAAGGTCTCTGAAGAAAAAGCCAGAGCGGCGACCGAAGTTGAAACCTTCAAAGAAACGCTGGGGCAAGCATGAGACAGCTACTAGATTACCGCTACTTTTTATTCCTAGTCCTGCTGCTATCCGCTTGTGTCACATTGCAGCAGACTACGCTCCAGGAAAAGCTTGGTTATTCCTATGGTGCGCTCGCAGCAGCACGCAATACCGCCGCATCTTTATTGGAGCGTGGCCGCATATCTACTGCCGATGCTAAACAGGTGCAAGCACAATCCGATGGCATTCGAGTCAATCTCGACACGGCTAAATCACTGTTGCGGGCAGATAAACCTAATGATGCATCGACCTGGCTGGAGCTTGCCAATACCCAGCTGCGAGGCTTAGAAAATTATCTTAAATCGAAAGAGGCAACTAAATGAGTACCAGCGTATTACAAGGGGTTCAAATATTACTGGATCTAACTACCGCCATTGCCGAGCTATCCTTAAGAATGGATCAAGTGGGCTCAGTTATTCAACGGGCAAAAGATGCGGGCCGCCCGGACTTTACCGATGATGAATGGATAGAAATTGAAGACCTGGATAACCAAGCTAGAACTAGGCTAGAAGAAGCCATTAAATCAAAAGAAATTATTGAGCCTCCGATAAGTGGCGCTTAACGATTGGTTTACTAAGTTCGCCTGCAAAGTATCCGCGTCTGCCGGTTCACCGTGGGCTACCAGCATTGCACTATTAATAATAGTGGTTTGGGCTTGTACAGGATCTTTATTCGACTACAGCGATACTTGGCAGCTGTATATCAACACGCCGACGACCATCATTACTTTCCTGATGGTGTTTATTATTCAGAATACGCAAAATCGAGACTCCCGAGCATTTCATCTAAAGCTGGATGAACTGATAAGATCCTCGAAGGCCAGAAACGAGTTTATTGATGTGGAGGATAAGCCGGAAAAGCAGGTGAAGAAACTAAAGCAAAAAATAAAAAAGGTAATAAGCTAGCGTCCTTATTCGCTGACCGCAATATGAACGCCTATCAGCACCATAGCTAAACCAATTAAGGCAGTTAACACAACAATCGCAACATTTGTCCAACCATAAACAATACCAAAAAAACCAAGCCATATTACTATCGGCAGCATGGCAATGGCGCATCCAATAAGCTTTTTAATTTCCATATTTATTCGCTCATCCATTTAGGTTCTTTTACTTCTGTGAGCTTGCCTTCATAGCTCGCGCTGTTGACCTCAAAGCGGCTAATCTTGAATTTGTGCAGATAGCCAAAAGCGGTATCTAAGGAACTGAAGACCCGCAGCTTACCGCGTGCCGTAACGACAGCCTTTTCTTCCAGGTTATAGCGCACGCGCAAGGCAAAGCCGCCAGGCTGGCCGACCAGGACAGCAAAATGGACGGCATTAGCTTTGGCAAGTTGTTTTAGGACAACGTGGCTGATAGTGTCGATGGTCATAATAATAAGGTGGCAGGCTAACGCTTATTTCCGTATATATATAGTGCTGCCAAGTCGCGCGCGTTCTAAGGAGACTAGACACGACGCCGGTTAAAAAACCTAGTGATCAACTAGGCTTTTATCTAGCCTTTACCCCCGCAACTATTATCTATATACCGGGTTCCCAATAATAGTTCGCCAGCGCCCACCATAAAAAAGTTTATTTGTACCCTACAAATCAGTATAAATTGTATTCAATTCCAAATGATCTTGTTACTACAAGATTATAGAAACGTCGATTATATTTAACATAAGACCCGTTATGGTCAATAGCACGCTATTTGCTAAGGGCAGTTTCCTTATAACTTAGATCACTAAATCCCAAACCTGCACCGACAATTAGGGCATGTCACCACATATTCTGGGCTATTTGAATTAGATGTATCCTCGCCGTGTTCTTTGCAATATCGACCTACCTCAACATCATATGGCCCGTCCTCAGATCCGGCCCTTGTCTGTCAGCAGCTAGGATTTCAGCGTTTTTTCTAGCCTGGAAATTCGCATTTGCTTCCTGGTTTAATAGTTAATCGTTGGTTCATCTAATACATTCAAAGAAGAAAACACTTCGCAGGAAATGCCCGCCTAAATCTGCACAATCAGACCATTTAAAGGCTAACCAGCCTAAAAAAATTACGATCACTGCAACTAAAACAGCAATAGAAATTTTCTTATTCACTCATTTCCTTACTCAACTCCAATTCAGCCAACGCGCCTTCTGCTTTCACCTCGGCTAATAGCCTGTCTTTGACGGCTTGATACAGTTCTTCCACGGTAAATACAGCTACCGTACCTTTATTGATCGTGAGCGCACATTCAGGCCTTAGCTCGCCAAAATCCTTGAAGAATTCTTCTTCTTTACGAAATGGTTTCATCTATCCTCCGATTCCACAGGGCGGCGGCTTCTTCTGGTGTAGCAGCAGGTGGCCCGTAAGCACCACATACACTGCAAACTGCAAAGCTAAAGTCCGTATAGTCTGATTTAGCCATATGGGAATTACTGTTACAAAACGGACACGGCGCTAATTCTGTGGTGTTAGTCATAGTTTAGTTTCGTGCTCAAGCGCGTTGCTTAAATCACGTATATCTTGAATACTTATTCCTGCTTTAAGAGCGGCAAAATCCCGAACTGTTTTGCAGGTGTCATATTTTCTCCTCGCCTCATTCAGCTCACGCTCAAGCTGGCGGGCTAGACCATACAGTTCTATAAAAGCAACTGGTTTTTCAGTATAAAGGTCAGCTTTTTGAGGCAATGATGGAAAGATTTTGCTCCACTTATCCAAAAATTCATCAACACGTGGCGTATCACTCATATCTCAACCTTTAGATGTTGTCCCTCAAAAACTGTATTACTTTGCTCAAGCCAACTTATATAATCGCGCATTGTCTGAATCATTCCATTTTGCAATTTGTGGCAGAGTAAAAATCCCAAACAAAAAGAAAGTATTGCTAGCGCAATAACAATATCCGGCCTACAGAAGAATTCACTCATACCTCAAACCCTAATCGTTGCAGGAACTCTATATAAGTAATCATCTTGACTTGATCTTTATAGTTAAAGATTACCTTCGCTCCCGGTTGCAAAAGAATATTGCCGCAAGAGAATTTCCGATCACTAATTTGTATATGAATCGGATCTAACAGCTTAGGCGCTTGGTTCATCTTTCGCCTGCTAAGGCCAAGGAAAAAGGCTATTGCGTTTTCCTTCTGGGTCTACTTCTGCGTGTATTACATTTGGCCAGTTCATAGCAGTCTCAATCGCTAGTTTTGTTGCCTCTTGGCTATCATTGGCTGGCACAACTATCTCTTGGGTTATGCTTTTCAAAGCATTATCAATCTTGCGCGTAATGCGAATGAATATTACCCAAATAAGTGTCTCGGTACCTTCAATCATCTTTCACCTGTTCCGGTGATTGCTCGCTTTGACGTACGGCCTGCAGTACCGCTGCAGCAATTGTTCTAACTCTCTGTTTAAAGCGGTAGTCTGTGTGATACCTGCTCCTACCACCTTCTGCTAAATTGATTACTTCCTGCGCAGAAGCGATATTGAGATTAAGATCGTTCACCCTCTCAAAATAGTGCAGCCGTTGTGCAACGATATCGTGGATATCCTCGCTAAGCTTTTTGTAGTTAATCATCCCGCCCCCTCCTTCTGCTCCGCTACCGCAGCACGGATGGCGTCGCGGATTGGTTTTTTATGTCGCCAATGGCGTTTCCAGATAAGTTTGGCGAAGCGAAATTCCAACGCCTCGCCACGTAAATATATCTCCGCGTGTTGTTCCAACCAATCCAGCATTTCGGTGTCGGTCATTTCCATAGATAAACAATCAAGAAAGCGATTACCCATAAAGGCGCTGTCCACGCTATGCCTTGTCCAACGCCATTCCAAAAGTATTTACTGTGCCAGTAATGTTTAATCGTTTTAATCATCCCTCCCCCGGCATCGGTACATGAGCCTAATAATTTTCAATCTTGTTTCTCTGAGCTTATATCGGGCAGGAGAAACTACAGGCAAAATTATTGAGACGTTAGGCTTGATTCAAAAATCTATAAATTCAAAGAATAACAATTAATCTTTCAGCCTCAGCCATTCTCACGCCCACTCCAACGACCAATCAATCTCGTGCTCTTCACAAAACATCGACTGATTGCCAAAGCATTTAAAGGTAGTGCCCTCGGTCCAGCAGATAACATCGCTATCGGTAACCGTGCTACTGCCTGCCATACCTGCACAGGCTTCTCGCAGGTCTACAATACATTGATCGACGGATCGATTCACCATGCCTTCGACAAAGGACGCAAAGCTTACTTCGCCACCGTCAAAGAGAGTGCTTGTATCCGCTTCCGCATTAACTTCACAAGAGCGGGAGTAATCAGCATGAACTTGGTTATATACGCTAATCAAAAAGATAGAGATAACTATAAGGGCTCCAGCTATAAATATGCCTTCATTAAACGCGCGGTCACGAATTTGTTTTAGCTCTTTAGTTGTATAGTTCATTTCATTTTCTCCGCTAATTCTTTGTTGTCCAACACGGCAGCTAATTGGCTAAGTGCTAACGCTTTGCTGAGAGCTTGATTGGATAGGTATTCGGTTAAGATGTCCTGCGCACGACGTAGGGTGTTCTCAAAGAACACAAGCTTTTTATCGCTTTTATCCAGCGCTGCCGCGTACAGAATGCATTTTTGTTGCAGCGCCTCGTTTTCTGAGAGTAAACGCTGGATTCTGCCTAGTGGGGTGACCTCGAAGTCGCTCATCAGAAAGGAATATCTTTTGCGTTGTTAACCAAGTCATTCTCTGTGGGCGTTTGATCATCTTTGCGCTTAAAGCTTAATGACTGCCATTTACCCTTGGCGCTCTCTTTAGTCCACGCACTGAGATAATATTCAACCCCGTCAATTAAGGCAGTGCCGGTTGCATTAGGATGCTTGTCGGTTGTCTTTCGCTCATTTTTAAACAAGGCGCCGCTATTATTATTTTGCTGGTACATACTTAGGTTTCCTTCCTAGTCGTGGTGGTGGGATATCTTTTAAAACGTAATCAAACCAAAACTCTTGTAGCAAATTTAGAAGCCATCCAAAATATGCTTGGTCTCTTTTGACTCTGATGATGACGGTTTCTGCTTCTGTCCAGGAGACGAAATCGCACCAGTCTCGGTTGGTGCATTCGAGCTGACCTTGGATTTGTGCTTGATAATGATTGGGTACTTCAGAATTAGGGCGTTCTCCCATCGGGCATTTCGCCTCGACCGCGCCATCAATAGAAACCAAACCGTCAGGGCTACAACCAAGCCAGCCAAAGCTAGAATGGCTAATAAAGCCAACAGGTAAAACAATATTGCCTGTAACACACTCATACTCATTTATTGCGTCTTTCTCATGACATTCTCCCCAGTCGGTTGCAGCGTTGCCGGTAAATGGTTCGTCTAAGCCGTTTAATTCTCGCCATAGCTTTTGCCTGGATTTATAAGGGCATATTCCGGCAGCGGCAGCAAAGTTAGAAGCGGTTAAGCGCCCTTGCCTCGCCTCATGCCACGACGCGTTTTTCTGTAGCTGCATCGGCGTCTAATATGTCTTGTTTGCATTCTTCTTTTACATCCGCCAATGCGCGGCGCTGCTCTTGATTAAGCCTTAGCCACGCTTCTTGAAGGGCAGCAATACTGCCGCATGCCCGCAAAGATAACTCGGCTTCGGAAAGTTTTA